GACAATGTGTTATACAGGTTTTATCATTCATGTCACACTCTGATACGCACTCGTAATAATCCTCTATTGGGTCTATAGTTGATAGCTCGTTGGCTTCAGTATGTAACCATGATCTGAGGTTATTAGATGAGATGAGATTGTGCATGATTTATCCTCATATGAACACATAACTATTTAAACATTTTTTTTGAGCAGTTGTAATTCTTCATTAAGATTTAATAATATCTTCCAATTTGAACAGAGATATAAATTCAAGTTCATTGTTCTCCCACACCTTATGGTTCTCCATTCTATCAACAATTGCAACAACACGATTCACAATATACCCTGCATCACGCAATACATTAACAGCCTTGATTGCACTACTGCCAGTGGTGGTCACATCCTCTAGAACGGTGACAATAGAACCTTTAGGTGGTTTGTTACCTTCTATGACTTCTTTTGTGCCATGACCCTTTGGATTTCTTCTTACAATAAGAGCATCAAGATGTCTATGACCTGAATAATATGCTCTCTGTGCAACACCACATACTAGAGGATCTGCACCTAATGTAAGACCACCAACAGCTATCGCATCTTCCTCAACCTCTTTAATCATGAGGTGTGATAACAATGCATTACCTTCACATGACAGGGTTACAGGTTTGCAATTAATATAATGTTCAGTTTCTTTACCAGATGATAAAGTAAATTGACCATGCTTGTATGCTCTATCTTTCAAAAGATGAAGCAAGGTCTTACGATGTAAATTGTCAGTCATTCAATAATTCCTTTTTTTCATTCAATAATTGTGGTTTTGCTTCCTCTTCCTCTATTAGATTGGCACCCTCATATTCACTAATTAATTTTTTACCCTGATTAGTGAAATCTTCTGATTTGTCAGTTTTGATAATCATTTAATCCTCCTCTGGTTTTTTTCTTTTACCAATATTATACTTGGTTTCTAGATTCCAGTCACCCTTTTCCTTATAAGATATAACTTTAATCTGATTCAGTGGAGCAATGTCATTAACTTTATCTGTTGAAACGACACTCACCAATCCCCAATCTAAAAGTAATTGAATAATACGATTTCTTCTTTGTACATCATTCACAGTAATATTAGCTCTCTTACCGTCTAATGCAAATAGTTCTTTAAAATGAACTATGTAATATCTGCCTTGTTTATGAAGAATATGGCAAGACTGATATAATTTTTTTTCTTTTCTTGAAGCAACACCAATACGAGTAAGTGTCTCTCTTACTTTCAAAAAATCATCAGGTTCATTTAATGTGATCTCAATCATTTGATCTGGCGACCAAGTGATTTGAGGTTCGACAATCGAGTTCATTTTTTCCCTCCAGTCTCAAGTCGATCTCGTATAAACGAGAGTTGTTCTCTAGTCAAAATGTTTAAAACTTGTTTTGCTTTTTCGTTACTGTAACCATAGTAACGTTTAACAAGTTCAAGGTTTTCGATTTGATCCTTGCGAAGCCAAGGAGAAAATCTTTTTCTTTTCCTGAGGCTATTTAGAAAAAAATCATACTGCAACTTCTTTGCAAGATTAGGATGTTTGTTCATTTCATTTGCAAACATCACAGAATCTATTTGTCCAGATAAACATCTATTAATAATGTAAGATGGGTAACTCTTCTCCACATCTGGATCTTCATCAATCAAATTATTTTTATTGGTGTTAATTGAATTCAACCAATCTTTAAGTTCTGTCATTATATAAGGCAATTTTTTTGTCAATATAGACCTTTGCTTTCTTGAGGTCGTCTAACTCACCCTCTTGATCTTTGTGTCCAGCACGACAAACATATTTAATTACGTTGCCTGCAAAGAAATCAAGTTCTTGATCTGCGATAAAATCCCAAACTTGAATCTTACCTCTTTGATAATGTGATGGTGAAAATTTATTCATAATGTAGTTTTGCGTTTAATAATAATTCGATCATTTTTAAAGTCTGGAATAAACTCCAAGATCTCGTGATGATCCCAACACAGCTCTTCATAGAGACTGTTGAGAGTTCTCATATCTTCATATAAGTCTGTTGGTTCTTCATTCATAATTAAATACCTTGATCTTTTTGGCTTTGAAAAAACTCTTCTAATGAAGACTGTAGTTGTCCTTCATTTTCTTTAGGATCAAATTTATTATATCCTTTCATTTTTTTCCAATTACTATACAGTGCTTGGAGATGCCATGATTGAGATAAACTTTTTGGCCCATGTTCTAGAAGATCAAGTTCCATTTTATTTCTTGTATGAGACTTGTATTCTTCTTTCCAATTAGAATCGTCAAATTCTTTCATAATTTATTTTCGGATAATAATTACATCCTCCTCATCATCGTCATCATTGTCAATACCTTTAAACACTAATAACTCTTCACCTGATTGAACATCAGACATTTCTGGATGAATGTTTTGTTTTTTGATTGGTTTATTAAAATC